ACCGGTTCTAAAGTCTTGAACGCGGATGGTGTCACCAACATTTTCAATCTGCTCTAACTGAGACATACGAGCATAGGCAGATCCTTCGTATCCCACTTCGTTGCTAAACTTGTCGCTCTCGTGGTCATAGCAAAAGACTGGGTATTGGATCAGGCGCTGACGAGGAACTGCTGGCAGTGACTTCAACTGGTAGCCAGTAAAGAGTGGCCCCTTAGTAGAATCAGTAGCAGATCTAGAAAGAGTAAACCTAAATCCTAGATACTCTTGTGCTGTTGTTGGATAGTTTACGTTAATTTCAGGCACGCTAGATCCTTGTGAGAATGTACCAATACGATACTCAGTATCTGTTGAGTCAATAGAATCAATATTAATGCCGCCATCGGTTGTATTAATACGAGCTTGTAACAATTTGTAAATCTTAGTCTCAAGGGTGTTATAGCGGATATAACCGGTACGTAGGTAGCCTTCTGGTACTAACGTACTTGCAGATTCAATCCATATTCCATCACCTGGTACACCAAAGACAACTCTGTCGGTGTTGCCAAGAAAGTCGGTAGATACCGGATTAGCAGTCTCACTGCTTGCACAAACATCCCAAGCATAGGCAAAGATAAGACTATTAGGAACTGCTGGCTGTGATAGATCAATACGGATTAGACCTGACTCACCATCTTGCAAGGTTGTTACGTAGGCAAATCTATCTTTGAAAGTTACGCTCTTGCACTCTGTATCTAATAGCAATGGTCCATAACTGATGTCACCATCGGCAGATACTACTGCAACTCTTACACCTTTATTGGTGCAAAGAACTCCAAAGGTACCAAGGTATACATCAAAGGCATTTAGTATTTCACCTTCTGGTAAGTCAACAACTACTGTTGGTACGTTAAGTTCTGGGAATCCAAGAGCATTAGGAGTAGCAAGATCTAATGTAATCTTATACAAAGATGATTGAGATCCAGCATAGCCACCAACATAGAAAGCAGCAGGTCCTTCAGATATGGTTGTCCATATCCAAGATGGATTTGGGTGTTCATAAAGTGCGGTAGGCAAAGCGTGACCACCTGCAGTGGCTGCCTTATTAGATTCTAATTCATATAACTCTCTACCAATACCAGCAAGTAAGCGTTGCTTTGCATAGCGCAGTGCTACTGTGGTAACCGGACCATCAAGATCATAGATATGACCATCATCTGTACTACCAAAGATATTACCTCTATGAAGTTTGTCATTATCTGCGGCAAAATACCTAGTGCCATCAGAAGTTAAAGCCATAAAATCAAGTGTGTGTGGAGCTGCTGTTAAGGTATAGGAAGTGACGGTAGGTGTATCACCGCTCATAGTAAGTTTCTTTAGATCAGGTCCTTCAGTAAAGACAATCGCATTTACGTTATTAGCGTTATCTCTAGCACCAACTAGGTATAGGTTAGTTGCTGTTGCAGCCCTAGCCCTGACTGTGGTGTTTAGCAGAGTTGCCTGTCCTTTGGTCCAGACATCTAAACCCTTAGACTCTGTATATTGAAAGCGCAGAGACTCTTCTTGGATAGGTTCAAAGTATTTAATACCCGCTCCTAAGTGGAACGAGGATTGAGATCTAACCCACCAACCGGTGAGTGTCTGCTCACCAGGTTCACGTGTCTGGTCAATCTGTTGCTTGCGGTACTGCGCTGTTACTCGACGATAAGGTTGCTCATCGGATGCAGCAAGAAAGAATGGGAGCGCAGCAAAGGCTACGTCGTATGCTGGTCCAGTTGGAATATAGGTAGTAGATCCTGCAGGGTTGGAAAGTACATAGGGCAGACCCTCGGTTATGTCATCGCCATAAGGCATTATTACTCTCCTTGAATAGTTATGTGTGAAGCATTAGAACAACTCCAGCAACAAGTTTCCTCATCAAAAGTTACTAAATCTAAGTGACATTCAGGCTTTGGTGGAATAAAAGCATCACGTGTTTCATCGTAAGTATAACCAATACCTGCATAATTCTTACGGATGTTTCCGTTGTAACTGGTGCGCTTGCAGGTCTGACCTCGAAAGTTTCCATACCAAGTTTCAGTATCTAAATCTTCAATAAGTTCTGTTTCATCAATACCAGTAATTACTTCGGTAACGATATTGTTATTATCTAAAAATGCGTAATGTGCCATCATACCCAACTTACATTTCCTGTGCCGGCAGTAATTGTTGAAACTTTGAAGCCACCTGAAGGTGCTGCTGTAGTTCCAGTTAAACCGCCGCCAATAGTAATTGTTTTAGTGTCTGAATATTTAAGAATAACAACTCCAGCGCCTCCTGAACCACCAGTAGTATTTCTTGAACCACCACCACCTGCTCCAAGATTGACAGTTCCCGATAAACCACTGACATTAGTAGTTCCACCAGTTCCACCACCACCAGTTCCACCACTAATTACGGTTGAGTTATTGCCACCTCCGCCACCACCTGCGTAAGTTACAGAACTTCCTGTGATGGATACTGCAACTCCATCTCCACCACGACCTTGACCATTTGTATTTCCGCTTTGACCTGCGCCACCGCCGCCACCGCCTTCAAATGGGAATCCAATACTATTACCGCCTCCACCTGCATAACCTTGGTTAGCTGTTCCAGCACCACCGCTGCCTCCACCTACATAACTGTTGCCCCCTCCTGAACCGCCACTATTTCCTGAAACCACATTTACTCCACCATAGCCAGCGCCGCCACCTGTAGAAGTAACGGTTGAAAAAACAGAATTGCTACCATTTGTACCAAGTGCTTCAGCCACTGTTGCACCAGCGCCACCAGCACCGATTGTAACCGTATAACTGGCGCCAGCCGTAATAGACAGCGCGGATTCTAATGAACCGCCTCCACCAGTAGCGGTAACTGTTGAACGAAGTCCACCAGCACCGCCTCCACCTGCATTAGTGCCGTAACCACCTCCACCACCACCTGCAATTACTAAGTAATTAACGTTAATACTAGAATCAGAATTTTGTGAAGCAAAGATTCCTAGGATTGGCATTAGGATATGTCACCGATCACTGTAAAAGTATTACTTGCTGTACAGATTACAGTTGCTGCTGAGTATCGTGCTCGTAGCACAGGAGCTGCAGATATGGCACCTGTTGAGGTAACAGTTACACCAACACCTGCTACAAAACTTGTAAGACCAGCACCGATTGACTGAACATTTATTTGTTCACCTACTGCAAATACTGACGGTGGAATGGTTATTACTACTGGACTAGCATTAGATGAGGTAACTAATTTGCCAGAATCTGCAGCGAGTAGAGTATAGGTAGTTCCAGTTTGAGCATTAAGTGCAAGGTTTATTTTTGCAGTATCTATAACTGGTGCTGTCAAAGTCTTGTTCGTTAAAATATCTGTAGTTGCCTTACCTACCAAGGTATCGGTAGCAGCAGGCAGTGTTAGTGTTGTAGTACCAGCTACTGCAGTTGCCTGCACTGTGGTAGTTCCAGATGTGGATCCACTAAATCCGAAGGATGCTACAGGTGAGGCATTATTACGGAAGAAGATTAAGTCAGATGAGGTGAGTACGTGTTTAACGGTTGCACCAGCGGTATGCGCTAAGCCAGATACTCCAGCAGTTCCTGTGCCAGCCTGTCCTCGACTGATCGTTAATGTGTCACCAGATACTCCCGTTACAAAGACAATTTCTTCGTTGACCGTATCTACATCTAGTGCAACGGTAAAGATATCCACGTTAGATGGTGCTAGCGTGATACCGCCCATTAGGGCAGTAGCAGTACCAGTTGCCACCGTTATAGTAGTAGCAGTTGTATTGATGCTGCTAGCCAGCGTTGTCTCAACGCTAATACTTGAATACTGTCTAGTCATTTGTCTGCCTTACTTTGTGTAATGGATACGGATTGGGTATTTGTCTTGTAGTTTAAGCGCTTCATCATTGAGTCTCTGTTGGAATAAAGCGTAGATATAACGAGATGATGCAACACCTGCTGTGCTTGGAATCTTGGTATCGTTTAGATCAGCCTCTGCTGAACTCAAGTTAATACGTCCGGCATCTACATAAGAGAGTAACTTGTAGCAGGCTCCGAGGATTACTACCTCAACTGATGAGGAAGGTAAGCCTGTTACATCTGCGTAGTCATCTGTTGGGTTATCTAAAGTGTTAGGAGTAGTTGTGTAGTACACCTGTACTGTTCGTCCGGGTTGGATGTTCTCATAAATATTTACTGTGTTTGTTGTATTAAAGGTTGCAATGTTTGCCATTGGGTCTGCACGCCAGCGGTTGATAGGTAGCCATTCAAGGCTTGAACCTGTTGTCTGCCAAGACATATACAAGATTGATTCAACATCATCAGGTAGCGGATATGTAGTTTGGCTTGCATTAAAGGTAAAGGTAACAGAGGCAACTGACCATAGTTTAGGATAGAGACTATTGATAACATCGTTGATAGCCTTCTTAATCATTACCTTTGGAAAAGTTGGACTAAGTGTTACTTGGGCATACTGTGCGTGTGGTGAGGCATTGGTGTTCTGGTAGCCTCGACCAAATCCTGGAGCTGCATTGAGTGTGCTGCTTGCTTGGCTGAAGTTATCAATCCAGATGAGTTCATCATCAATTTCAATAATACCTTTGGCTAAGTTAGCGCTAGAGCCAATAGTCATAGCAGTAGCAGTAGATGTTATAGCACTATTTAGATAGGTTACTCTGTCTTGGCGCAGGGTATAACCTGCTAGAGATGAGCGAACCTCATCTATCATATCGCTAAGTGTTGGCATTATTTCCTCTCATACCAGCCATCTCCCCATA